GTGAAAAAATTATCTTCATGGGTGATCGTTTCATGAAAATTATTTTACTCGTTATTTTATCATGAAAATTATTTTACTCGTGATCGTTTGGGGTGAAAATCGTTTACACGATAGAAAAGAAGATAACCGAATGTTTCACGTGAAACAATCGGCTATCGTTATCTTATTTTGTTCTTAACAATTCGTTTACCTTGTTTTGCACTTCCTGTGGATCAACTCCACGTTTTTTGAGTAATGCAATTCTAGTTTTTCCATTACCGTATTTACCCTTAATGACATCATGTGCAATGCCTACAATTTCTTTCTCGTGATCGGTCTTAGGTTTTCTTGCTGGTGTATTTTGTGGTACTGTTGCATAACCAGCGATTGAGGTTGAATGTTTATCAATAATTCGTTTTCCTACCTGGTCGCTTTTATTGCCTTCAATGACCTCAATCGTGTTACCATCAACCTTTGATACAATGCCCACATGGTCAATGTGCCCATTGTGTTTCCAATCATAAAACACAATATCATTTTCTTTAGGTCCTTCTCTCCTGTACTCTCCGTAATGAATGGCTTTTCTTCTCATATCGTTTGCGCCAGCACTGTAAGGGGCTTTGACTGCTCCGCATTTGCATAGTACATAGGATACAAAACATGCACACCATGCGTCGTGATATGTCATCCTGTATCCGTTTGGTAATGGTTTGATCTTGTTGTACTCATCAATAATATGGTGGTGCTGTTGTGATCCTTCTTTCGTTCCTAAAAATCTTCTTGCTAAGTCACTATATTTCATTTGTGAACACTCCCTCTCTAAGTTTATTTAAAATAAGATTTTTATATTTGTTAGAAATACCGTTACACTGAATAATGTTATCAGCTTTGAAATATGTCAAATTGCTTACGGTATCATTAACATCCTTGTTTACATATGCGTTTGTGATATCGTGGTAGTAACATGTGATAGAAGGTTCTACCTCAAATTGTGTTACTGTGGTTAATGATCCTGTTTGTTGCATGTCTCTTGTCATGTAAGGTAAATTCTCTTTTATGTTCGTTTTCACGCTGTCAATTGCGTGTCCTTCACGACTAAATATGTATGTGCATGATCCACTAATGATATCAATAATCGCCTGGATTTTAATAGATGTATCTAATGCCTTAGCGTTGTCTAATGTATACACTCCGTAATAAGGTAACATGACGTCATATACGTTGTTATAATCGTTTGAGTTGCTGTATTTTTTAGGTAGTGTAACAGTCCCCAGGTCATAAGTATAAGTCACGTTAGGTATCACATGAGCACTAGAAACAACGGTTTCATTCTTTAACATTAGGGCTTGTGTAGGAAGGTCCTTAAACGTCAAAGGCAATCTATACAAATCATTGATATAGGTTATAAGCTGTTCATTGTAAGCGTCACTTCCGGACACGTTATCGAAACGCTTATTAGATATGGCTTGTAAGTCGCTAGGGCTAACGCTGTACACGGTGTACATTTCACTAACTGTGGTTCCCTGTTGATATGTAGCCGTTGCATAGACTTCAATTTCTAGTTTTGTAGCGTCTACATCATGAGTATCTACTGATACGGTACCGGAAGTTTTATCGCTGTTAAGTGTAAAATTATGCTGTTCCTGGTAGCCTTGAGACGCTGTATATTCAATATAAGGCTTTTGCGTTGTAAATGCGTAACCGCTGTCACCTGTTACGGTAATTGTTACAGTATCTCCATAATTTACCGTTTTAGGTGTATATGTACAGTTTTCAACGGTCCCTGTGATAATATTAACTGTTTTTACAATCTCCGTTGCTGTTGCATGGATCGTAATATCTCCGGTGGCGGTCCCTGTGATCGTGGCACCTGTTGAGGTGATCGACACGCTACCAATTGAGCTTGTTACACTTCCGTCTTTGAATTCGTATCCCTCGTTAGGTGTCAATGTCCATGTGAATTGTGTTCCGTCTTGAATGGTGCTAGGGATTTCTCCGGTACAGTTTGTAAGAGTTTTTGTAACGTTATGAGTAACAATAACAGGAATTGCCGTGGCTGTTGCATAAACTTCAATTTCTAGACTACTTTCGTCTATTTCATTTGTATGAACTGTTACAGTACCGGAAGTTTTATCATCATTAAGTGTGAAATTATGCTGTGACTGTGAATAATCGGTGTCGGTATATTCTACATATGGTGTATTTGTTGTAAATGCGTAACCGCTGTCGCTGGTGACTGTAATTGTTACAGTATCTCCATAATTTACCGTTTTAGGTGTATATGTACAGTTTTCAACGGTTCCGGTGATAATATTAACGGTTTTCACTGCTGGGGCCGGTTCATATGCTGTAGCTGTGATGGTAATATTACCGGTTGCCGTTCCAACGATATTGACGGAATTAGGGTATTCAGGATCGAAATGCACGGAACCAATGTTAGAAGTAACACTTCCTTCTCTAAAAACATAACCGTCATCAGCATAAATAGACCAATTAAATTGGGTATTTTCTTCAATGCTGTTAGGGACGGTTGATGAAGAACAGTGTGTAAAATTCTTTGTTACTGTGTAAATATTGGCGGTTGACTGTTCCGGTTGTCCATTAACGTCTATAATGCAATATTCATCGTCATCGCTACCCTCTAAATATATAATTTGAGTACCGACTTGAACCGTTCCGGTCTTGCGGTCATCACTTAGGGTGCATGTTCTTTCTTTATATGCAAAATTGAGGTTTGTAAATCCTATCTTTGGTGGATTGCTGGTTGTAAATATATACCCTGGATCGGCGGTAACGGTTATTGTTACGGTATCTCCATAATTGTATGAGCTTGAAACGGCGGTTGCGTTATGTAAACGGCTAGTGCCAAGTTTAATAGTAGCCATAATATCACCCCTTTTGTGTACCTGTATTAAGCGCTATTAATACGGTCGTTTTGCTGTCGTATGTAAATGGATTTGTAAGCTTAACGGTATCAAATACTTTTAGCGGTGTAGCTGTGTTCGCCTGTGAGATATCGTATTGATCGCTATCGCCTTCAATAACGTGAACGGTTGCGGTCATGATCTCATCAGCAAACGTCTTGAGAACATCAAGCGTTAGTTTAATATGCCATATGCCATTAGGATCGATATTGACGTTATCAATAAAATAATATCTATGCAATAATGGGATGTACACATAATTATATTTTAGCTCATATGAAGCGAGCTTGATTGTAGGGCTGTCAATGTCTAAGTCATTAGACATGTAACCGCTAATCACTTTAGGGTTGCTTAAGGTTTTGTTGATCGTGTTAGGGTTCCCCAGGTATTGATATAAATTAATTTCCATTCTTTCACTTCCTTTATATAAAAATGCGGTGGTGGCAAGGAGACCACCACCAATGTAATAATTAAGAAGGTAGGATATATAACATGAAGAAAATAACTATAGGCTTATTAGTTGGTATGTATTAGGCTACAAAGAATACAATAAAGTTTTCATTGAAGTCATTGAAATAGCTTGAGTCACACTTGAACCAATTCGTAAAGAATTCGGCCTTTGGATTATAATTGCTTGTGACTCGTTTGTTTTGGTTGCATACACCCAATGCGTCACGGTCAAACATAACACCAATAATACCGCTTGCGTTTACCTCAGCGGTTGCACCGGAACCGTTAGCAATATTGACATGAATGTCACTTACTTTGTTAAATGCGTAATCGTCTCCGGAACCCTGCCAATATGGTACCGTGTCATGATTAGGGAGTGTTACCATGTCATTATTGAATGTGTTAGACTGCAAGAAAATTTTGCTTGCGTTAGCGAAATCACTTAAAAGGATCACGTGTAACATATCTTTAGGTGTAAATTTTGCTTTACCGCCTAAGTTGAATAATGTACTCATAGACTGCATACGGTCAATGTATAAACCAATGACATAAGTTGCATATCTAATGAAATCCCCATCACTCATACACTTATCCGCTGTAAGGTTGGTACCCTTTAAGTCGTTGTATAACTTTAACAGGTTGACGGCTCTTGTTGATGTAGAGTTAGAATAATTGCCATCTTCTACGGTTGAGAAATCGTGGTGTAAAGTCGTGGCAATAAAATTGTTGATCGTTCTCATGACGAGCGATTCAATTTTAACAGTCATTGACTTGTCTACCTCATTATAAAGCATTGAAATAAATGCGTTAAGCTGTGTAGCGTTTTGGAATGAGTCTTTGACCTGTAATTCAGTAAAGCTCATAGGAATTTCAAAAGTAACACGTGAATTGAAGAACTTAGAACTTGCTTTTGGTTTGTAGAACACATTCACGTCATAAGACTTCTTGTCCTGTAATTCCCATGATTCATTTTCCGTTGCGTCCGGTAAATCACTAGAAATTTTTTGAACAACGGAACCGAACTCCCAAGCGTCCATTAACACGCTAGGTACACCGCCTCTATAAGGACGTGATACAAACACAATCTTTCCGATTTGGTTTACCAAGCTCTTAACATAATTGTCTACATCCGTTGCGGTAAATAATTCCTTGCCAACGTCAACAATGTTCGATAAGTCTTCCGTTACGATATCGCTTTTACCTAAAAGCTCACCGGTAACAGTATTAAGGATTGTTGCAATTTGTTTAACTTCCATTTTTATCACCTCTTATACTAATCCTCGTCCTCATTATACAATGCTTGTGACACTGTTGTCAAAACATCATTTATGACAACGTTCAAAAAATCATAATCCGTTAGGACCTTCACACGCTGTTCAATAGCTGTTAGGGTTTCTTTGCTGTTCGCTTTGTCGTGGGTTGTTGTCTTTGTGTACTTGTTTTCATTTGTACCGCTGTTGGTGCTGTCGCTGGTGGTGTCGGTCTTTCCGGTATCGCTGTCAAAACCATAAACCTTGTTTGTATCGCTGGCGGTATTGCTGTTGCTACCGTTTCCCTCGTATGTGACCGTTGTTGTTTCGGTTCCGGTCTTTGCTGGATCGACTGCATTAATAGCGGTTATATTTTCATATAGCTCTAACCATTTAGAGTAGTAACGTATGAATAAGATATTGCCTACATTCTCTAAAGTGTTAAGTGCTACACATTGAGACCCAGGACGGAACCCATACAGGAAATAGAAATACATGTCTAAGCTTGTATCATATGCACCGAAAATTTTTTCATACTTGTCTTTATTCGCCTGGTTCATTGCATAGAAGAAACCCTTATTCGGTTCAATGTAATCTTTCAAGTTACTCATTGTCTTTGTTCACCTCATCTTCTTGTGGATCGTCTAACACGTTCTCAACGTCATCCTCTTTTGAGTCGTTCTCATTGACTCCATAATTCCACGGCTCATTAAGGATCACCGAAACATTAAGACCGAATTTTCTATTCAATTCCTCAACGGCTGTCAAGCGGTGGCGGTACATGTCATTGATGATCGGTTTCAATGCGTCTATATTAACATCAATTTCACTACCGTTTAAGGCTTCACGTTTCATGTTATAGTTGGCATTGACTCCAAGTTCGTGCATTAATGACGCTTTGTAGTATTGCAACGTCTCAATATAATTTGTTTGTGTGTTACTGTTTGCCTGGGTATTGTTTAGCTTAATGCCGTCAAGAAAAGCACTTTCGCCAATGATCTTATATTCACCGTTAATAATCGCCTGGATGAAATCTTTTGCGCTGTTGTAAGTATTGTCATCACTAGCACTAATTAAGTAAGGTACTCTTGATAATACAATATTTAAGTTAAGCGATAACTCGTTATCGTACATGTAAACCGCGTAACGGTTGACGGTTTCAACGGTAGGAAGATCACTAGCGTTGTTAGACATCTTTACACAATCCACCAAGTTATCAGTCTTGTTATATTTTAGATACTCATTGATATTAATAACCTGTGTAGGTTCGTCAAACTCATTCATAATCCCACTAGGATTGTAACTAAAACAATAAATGCCTTCCTTATGTGTAGTGCCGTCAATGTTTGCCCCAGCCGGAACATGGGCAAAAATACACGCTCCGCTATAGTACATCATCTTTTCAATGTAATCAGCTTTCAAGGTTTCCGGCAATCCCTCGTAAGTGAAAACAGTGTTCATAAATGATTCATACTTTTTTACAAATGTGTTTAAATATCGGTCACGATTGACCGTTTTCAATACCTCGTACTGTTTGTTCTTTTTCATCTTTGTCACTTCCTGTTTCTAGTCTTTCGCATAGTTTCGTAAGAGTTAAAGTATTGTTTTCAATTGTCTTTCTTAGCCCCTCGATTGTTTCGTCATACTTCTTTTCATTGTCATACATCATATAGAGAAGAAGCAATGACATCACAATGGGATAGCCCAGGGAACTAATAATATTAGCTAGATCTTGCATTGTATCACCTCGCTAAAAGTATAACATAAAAAAGGGTGTATCACACCACCCTTTTATTCGTTTCCTTGATAAAGTTGCTTACGACCTCTCCAATCTCGTTAGACTGATAGAATACTTTCTTCCTTACAAAGTAGCTCGCAATTATCGTTTCTAATTTGTTGGTATGCTGTAACAGGTTGTTTTTAATGTTCGGCTTTGGTGACGGATCGACTTGATAGATAACATCTTTGTTTTCATCTTTGATAGGTGTCGTCTTTGCGTGAATGTATGTAAATACATTATTGTCTTTTGAAATAATCTCGCATTGCAAGACCTGTTCATCAAACCGGATAAAGTAGGTAAAGAGAATATCTCTTTGTGTGTACTTGATTGAAAGATGTGGGTAAACGTCTAGCTCCCAGGCACCGCCCTTTATCATCTCTAACTTACTGTTATCAAATGAAAAATATTTGTTGCTCTTTTTCGCTTTCCCTGTTGGCGCGCAATATTCAACCGCAATCTTTAGAGAGTCTAACTTATAAATATCAATTGATCCCTGTTCCATTTCGGTAACGTGCTTTAAGCCCATTTCACTAAAGTAAGGACAAAATTTATTAACTGTGTTTCCCAGCATGAAAATTTTAACTCCGGTCCTGTCTCTTATGATCGTGCTTAATGTGTTCATGTACAAGATAAATTCATCCTTAAGATAATACTGACGTGTGATAAACTCATCAAAAATAACCGTTGTCACATTCGGAAATGATGTACTCTTGTCATGTTCAGCATTAGACAATGCGAACACATACATAAAAGGCTCTTTGTCATAAATATATTTTTTTCCGTTTTCATCATAATTAGCAAGCCACAATGAACCGCTTCTAAACACCACATAGTTAAACTTTCCGCCTGTAGCCTTTGGCACATCTATTGATTTGTAAATGCTACCGGCTCGCTTTGCTGTGATATCTTCTCTCCATCTTCTAATATATGCCGACTGTTTACCGTTCTTCATATACTGTTCTAACGCATACCAAAGACAAGCGTAAGTCTTTCCGTTTGATCGCTCGCCAATGATAATATTGTAATCCGCGTTGAATTGAATAATCTTGTTTAGTGAATAATATTTCATTTTCATTTTCTCACACTCCTAATTCACTGCTATCAATTATATTTTCCAGGTACCTAATAAATTCACTTGCTAGCCCTATAGAACATGTAGTGTTCTCCATATGGATACAGGACTTTTCATGATACTCGTACTCATTGCCCTGATAGTCAATTATGGTCCCTGTTCTATCGGTGTCAATGTAGGTTAGTAGCTTCTTTCCTGTTTCGTCTTTAGGGATCGTTAAGCCGTTACTGAATTTTCTATAAGGATCATCAAACTTTGAAAGATACTTTTGACCTTCCTTTTTTCTTATACCTGATACCGTTATATGAAGATCACCATTGTTATCACATAAATATCTTTTGGCTCCCAGCGTTTTAAAGTGATCATAGGTACCTTCATAGTCCCATACCCCAATAGGCTTAGGAACTCCCTTAATGGTCTTAGGTACATCATAGGTTATCCCCTGCACTCTAGCCATTGTATTTATTTTTCTTTGCGTTTCCTGGTTGTACTCCTCAATGTATCGCTGGTGGCGGTCCTTGTTTAGCACCTTGATTGAGTCGGTATCACTGTAAATGTAGTCATGTCCAAATTCCTTGATACCTGTAAATAGATTCCTTCTTGCGTATGCGGTCACGAACACTCCCCAGGGATAGAAGGTAAAACGTGTCTTGCTGTTGTTGTATTTGTCTAAAGCTTCATTTATGTCTAGATCGCAAACCGTCCATACATCATTTAATAGTTTTATCTCCGGTCTTAATGGGTTTGTTACCATCATCCCATAAAGGCTGTTAAGCTTTTGTTTTGCGTGCATGTACTCAATTTCTTTTCCTTCCACCCCCTTTAGGGTGGTCTTTTTATTGTAGTACTCAAATATAAGTTTTATATATTCTTTAGGTAAATACTGCTTGCGGTATGCGTACAGGTAAAGAACACGATAACCAAAATTATAAAACTTCCTGTACACTTCAAAATCTATGTTAGTGATCGCCATGTATCCATGTTTCAAATATACGATACGTCCGTTGTTGGTTATTGCCCCTTTAGGCTTTATGATCCTTGATAGCGATATGGGATTGTCGGTCACGTCCGTGGGCTTGATGTTTGTAAACTCAATGACCGCAATCGTTAGAAATTTATGGTTAAGCTTTTCATACTCCTCATTTGTGAGACGGTCCATATATACCCCTTTGCTCATGGGGTACATTTCACTAAGCATGACATAAGGATAAGAACTAGTAAAGTCATATGACGAAACGCTATCGTGAACGGCTCCGACCATGAAAGCATTTGCATGAGTAAAACCGCCCTGGAACGCTTGTCTACATGTTTGAAACTCTTTAACGTCCATTTTCAAACTGCCCTGGATCATGTACCCAGCCTTTGAAAGTTTGTTGTGCTCTTTAGGGTGTAGCACCTTCTTTCTACATTCTTTTCTAACCTCACCGGTTTGAGTTAGCGGAATTGTTGCAACGTTTCCATACTGTTTGATTTTGATTTCGATATAGTCACATACAACCTTAACATCATTAAGGCAATATGTTATCTCTTCCGGTGTCAGGATCGTGTTAGGCGTTCGGATCGTCTCATAGTCCATTGTGCTTTTTTGCGTCTTGAGGTTGTACGCTTTTGCTAAGTTGTCTAGGCTGTATCCGCTTAACAAATAGCTACATCTAAACTCAAATACATCATTGACCGCATAGCATACTTTACGAGTATCAAGAGCAAACACTTTGTCCCAGGTGAATAGCTTTCGTATGAATTGAAATTCATAGCTTAAGTTATGCACATAGATAATCATCTTGTGATGATCGTCTAGCCCAAGCATGAATTTAAGTCTAATAAGCAAGGCGAAAAACTCTTGCCATGTTCGACCTGTCACACAAAGATATTTGTCATTGTACTTTATACAAAACTGCCATATATACATGATCGCGGTTTTCTCGTGCTTATCGTCATGAGAATAAAAGCTAGTCGTTTCTATATCAAATGAGGCCGGATGATTATAATAATAATCACCCTTTGTATTGCCTCTAAAATCCTTTTTCTTTACCGCTGGCAAAGACGTTATAAACTTATAGTTATTTGTCATGCTATACCTTCTTTGCTGTTACTTCAATAATGGTTTCAATCGCCTTGCTTATATCGTTAGCAGTATCTCTCATTTGTTTGTCATCTCTTGCGATATCTTCCATGGTACCTCGTTCTATTTCGCTTTGTGCCTGTTCCACCTTCATATCGTAAAAGTATTGAGCTACTGCATTATACATGAGACGGTCATTGTTCATGACTTCACTACCATATTCATCAATGATTGAGCTAGCGTATTCACGGTATTTTTCTTCCTGTTCCGGTGATCCGCCTTTGGAGTGTAAACCGGATTTTTCTAGAAATTCATTTGTGAATTTACGAGCACCGCCAAGTGAGCTAGACTCTTGATTGAGGTACTCAATCGCTCTAAAGTATGTTTCTTTTTGCTGTTCCCATGTTTGACCTCTCAAGGCGAACTTTTCTATACCTTGCTTTTGTAATGCTTTTAATGCTGGTGAAATAACGCTTTTATCGGACTTGATACGAGTTATACGCTTGTTAGCCATATTTACTATACGTCTCACCTCAGCACTCATATCACTAGTTTTTTTCATTGCGTTTAGAATTTCGTTAGGATCATATTTTATTGTAACCTTAGCAGTTATACTCATATTATCACCTCTCTAATATCATATAATAAAAGGGGGAACATGTCCCCCAGTTTTTAGAAGTCCACTTCACCATCTAAGAATTTGTCATATAATTCCTTGCTTGTGCTGTCCCACTTAATAGAGAAACAGTCTTTGTTATAAGTATTTGAATGATACTTAGATGGAGTAATTGAAAGCTGTGCACTGTTGATGAGGTTGATACAATCCTCATCTCCTAACAGTAACTCGACATTGTGCACCTGGTGACGTGGGAGATTAACACCCAGCGTTGTGAAGTGATCCTTATCCCAATAAGTCACGATAGCCGTTGCACTCTTTCCATACTTTGTATCATTCGTGTATAAAGCTCTTACAATGCTTTCTCCTGGTACCTTATCAAGCTTCACATAGGTTTCTACCTTTTCCTGGTAATCGAAACGACTACCGCCATTAAGTTTCTTTAAGTCTAACATAATTTTTTATACCTCGTTCTTTCTAGTGTTATTATGGTGTTATCGCCTCACCATAATTTTTACATCCAAATTTTTTCTAAGCTGTTGAGAATACTTTCTAAATATTTAATGCTGTCATGATAATTGTCATCATTCATAGAACTCAAAGTATTTTCAAAATCTAACACGATATCAAGAGATAACATTTTCTTCTTTTGTAATCGTCTCATCTCGTTGATAATAAGAATAGACGTCCATCTATTAATAATCTCTTGACGCTTTAAAGCTCTTTTAATATTAGGTGCTTTCATTACCTAACCCCCCTTTAAATATTTTCAATGCTTTCCATAATGAATGAAGGTGCACATTGTTCAATCACATATTTTGGAGTATTGCCCTTAATGATTAACTTTCTAACGAATCCATACTCCTCGATATTAGAATAAATTTTATCAAGTACACTATTAAATTCTTTCTTATTGTTTGCATATTCGAACCAAGGATCATTTGTCTTTGTGTAACGACCGGTAATAATAATCTTTGCCATGTTATTTGTCTTTGTGTAACGACCGGTAATAATAATCTTTTCCATGTTATTTTCCTTCTTTCATTAATGTAAGGTGTTTTAGGTGTTATCGCCTCACCTGGATTGTTATTCTTTAGGACTTACGATAGAAGCAAAGTCATCATAATCCAAGTCAATAGCACGGAAAACTCTTTCCATAGCATGTAATTGACCATCATAGAATGTTAACCATTGTGAATCTTCCTTACATCCACCACTTGCTAAGCGACTAAGGTAACAAATGTAACCATCTCTACAATCTTGATACATTTCTCGTAACTCATAGAGTTTTGTTGCTGTTAATTTCATTTTTATATCCTTCTTTCTAGGGATTATCTTCCCTATGAATACTATATCATATTTGACCGACGGTTACAAGAAAAACTTTCGGCAGCTATACAATTTGTTTTAGTGTAATAACGTTCATTACATCAATGTTCACTGATTGTTTCACGTGAAACATTCGGTTATCTTCTTTTCTATCGTGTAAACGATTTTCACCCCAAACGATCACGAGTAAAATAATTTTCATGATAAAATAACGAGTAAAATAATTTTCATGAAACGATCACCCATGAAGATAATTTTTTCAC